TCTTCCCGTGTACCACCTGAAACAGCAACGGCTTTTCCAAATGCTAGTAGTGTTTCACGGGCTTTATCAGCACTCAAACCAACTGCCTGCAATGAAACACTACCTTTAATCGCCTCTTCAAATCCAAGCCCAGGCAACTTGGCAACTTCACGCAGCTTCACCATTTCAGCCTGTGCGGCCTCGGTTGAACCCATCAGGGCTATAAGACCCTTTTCAAGTCGTTCAATGTCGCTGAATGCCTTGAGTGAAGCTGCCCCAAGCCCGGCAATAGGAACGGTAAGCGTTTGCGTTAAGTCTGTTCCAATTTGCTGCATTTTACGCCCAAAACGTTGCAGGTTCTTTTCAACCTTTGCAAGTTCTTTTTGCAAAGATTCGATGTTTGCCCCAATTACAACGTTTAGTTTGTTAAATGCCATTAGTTTGGTTTTGACAGTTTTCTAACTTCTTCATCCCACTTTGCAAACCGTGCGCGTGCCTTTTCGTCTAATCCCTTCTTTGCGGCCTTTTTACTTGCCTGTTGCGTTTCGGAGTCCCACGGTAGCGGTAACAGCTCGGTAGGCTTAATCCGGTTCTTTTTGTCCAGCTGGACGTTAAGTAAAACAGAGGTACTCCACCGTGTACGTTCCCAATTTTGTCGCTCATTCGCCTCTTGCATCTCATAGAATGCCCTTACCGCGTTTCCAAATTGCCGAAATGTCCAAAACTGAAACTCGCTTTCTGGTACTCGCAATTGCCCGCATAGGATGCCTTCAATGTAATCCCAGGTTACTGCTTTTGCTTCGCCTGGGCTTGACCGTTTTTTTCTTCATCGCCTCCAAAAGCATGATTCATTGCATGACCTAGTTTCTCCATTGCTCCCGGATCATCGTCCAACGAGTCAAAAAACTCGTTTTCATCCGCAAATGGATTTTCAATCTTTTCACGTCGACAACCCTCCTTTACAGCAAGCCAATACACATCCTGAATTTCGGTAAAGGCAAGCCCGCCCAAATCGGACAGGCTCTTACCTTTACGTTCAAAATATAGGGCTATAGCTCGCATGGAGAATCGGACAGGGGTATCAACCCCATTAATTTTCAAGTAATCTGCCATTTTTATGATTCAGTTCCAGCGTAAATTGTTCCGTCTACCTCAGCATTGAACGAATAGGTAGAATCTTCCTCAGCGCCTGCATTTAAGGAAAGTCCGGTAAGGTAGCATGAACCCGAAAGGAAATCATCACCGGATGCGTCAGTAGTAAAACGCCACGTTACCAATGTTCCGTTTGCATAAGCATTAAACAAATCGGTCATCGGTTTAAGGTTGGTGTTCGTGTCAGCATCCTCCGAAAAAAGCCCTTCTGCTGATAATGAACCCGATTTTTGACCGGGGCGAATTGTACGCCACCCTGTTTGCCCGCCCCCGGTGCTGTCCTTGGTTACGCTTTCGCGTAAGTCCCTGGACATATCCAGTGAGCAGGATGTAGCGTAGGCAACGGCAGTAAGGCCGCTACCCGTGTTTAGGTAGATACGAAGGTTCGTACCGTTTACTATGCCTGTCGTTGCCATAGCGTTTAATTGTTTTTAAGGTTATTCAATTCCGCTTTTAGATTCGTCTAAATCCTCTGGCGTTATGTGCATTACTGTTATCAATTGCGAAGCTTTGCGGGCTTCAATTTTTTCCGCAATTATTTGGCGTTCGATGTTGTCAATGGGATCAAGAGCAACGGCAATCCCTTGAATAATCATTTCCATTGCTTGCGTCCGGTGCAAATCCACCGTTTTCCCTGCCCGCTGCTCACCTGCTAGTGCTGTCCATCGTAGATTCATCGTTTCAGCCTTATTTCGTAATCCTGCGAAGCCCAAAAAATCATACTTCCCGTTGTGGTTGGTACGTCCTGAGGCGATCCGCTGGAATCATTTGAGAAAATAATTTTATCAACTTTGTGGCCGTTGATTGTTCCGGTATAGCGATCCAAAGCAACTCGAATAGCAGCGGCAATAGTGTGCGCTGTGTCGTAATTGTTGGAATAGCAGTCAATTTGAACCAACATTTTGTCAAGTGGACTTACACCCTCTTTTGTATCTGTTGGGGTTGTGGAAAGTTTTTGAAAAACGATGTAGGGAAATGTTGCGTTTTGTGGCGCCATATCTGGGTAAATTCGAGTACTCACTAAGGTCGTTACGCCTGTGGTTGCACTCAAAATACCGTAGATGATTTCGCCTACATTCATAACCCAGTTTTTGCTTTTTCGTCTTTCAAAACCCTTACCGCCTCGTCAATCATTGCCCCGGATGCAGAAGCCCCGGCCATGTTCAACCCGGCAATCAAAACTTTCTTTTGGTATGCCTCAGCACTACCGTAAACCATGTGCGCATAATAAGCATCAACACTTTTGCCTTTGCCGACAATCTTTGCTTTGCTTCGACTGTATAACGGAGCAATCACAACGACAGAAGATTTTGCAAACTTCTTGCGGCGTGTTGCTAAGTCAATAGTTGCTGCTCTCAAGTTGCCCGGCAAATAGGTTGCAGCTACCCGGCCTAAGCCCTTTGGGGCTCGCAGCTTGTTTACCAGTTTTGGCGTGTTGTATCGTTTATGTTCCTTGCTACTAATTGGCGTTGCGCCCTGAACTGCTGGAATGACGATAGGAACGGCAGCCTGTGCAATTTGTCGGCGTGTGTCAGGATTTGAAAAGCGCGCTGAAACCTGCTTAAAGGCTTCGTTCACTTCATTTATCCCTTGTATGTCTACGTCAATCCTCATTATTTCCGTTTTTCGCCTTGCAAAATCATAAACTCACGCCCTGGTGTAAACTCAATCGCTACAATATTAAAAATATCGCTTCGATAGCTCAATCGTGATTTTTCAGTTACATCTGTTCGTGTGCGAATACGAAATAAAGCAACTTGAATAGCTGTTTTTTTATCCGCGTTCGCTTCTTCCCCGCTGGGCAGTATTGAGTAGTTCACCTCAGTCCAAACTGTTGCCGTATCTGCCCATGTTTCAGCAGGGAAACCGCTTGTACTTTGCGCCTCAGTGACATTTTGAATTGTCACCCGTTCCCGCATTGCGCCGATTGTGTCTATTTGCTTTGCCATGTCAGAATACGAATACCCGGTATTGGTTAAGCAAATATTCTGCAGCTGTCGGTAGTCTCTTTACGTAGTTCGTCCGGTTTTCGTAGAAGTCAGTAAGTGTAAGGTAAATTGCCTGCAAAATGGCTTTAGGCACACTCGCAGCCGCTTCACCCGCTACAAACGTCACAGTTACGGCATTGTCTTCCAAATATGTTTGTGGAAACATCTGGTTTGCTTTCAGTACTACCACGTTTGGTAGGTCGTAGTTATCCAGCAAGTAAATGTCAGTTGATAGGGTTTGAGTTGCCCCGTTGCTATCTTTGTAGGTTATGCTAGTCACAGAGGCCACCGGATGCACCGCCAAACGAAACCCGAACGACGGGAAACAATCTAGCTTTTGCGTTACGGTTTGCGTTACAAGAGCGCGGGAGGTGTAGAGTTCCACACTTTCCCGCGCCGCTGTTATCAATGCAGTAATGAGCGCATCGTCAGCAGTGGTATCAACCCTTAAGTAAAGCTTTGCTTCACTAAGGCTTATCGGCTCACTTGCCGGAGGTGTTGATACTTTGTACTTTAACGGTGCGCTCATAATCGGTTATGCTTGCAAAAGGTGTTTGATTGCGTTGGATTGCAATAGTTTGCCGTCGTAACGACACCACATTACCAATCCTTTGTGCAGTTCGTCCATGTAGCGTTCTTGCATCAAGTACATGCTTGGTCGCTGCACCTCACGAATGATGTATTTGGAGAAATCCCCAAAGACAACGGTTTTGTTTGCAGAAGCAACTGTGCTTGCCATGTCCTGATTAATATACACAGGGAAGCCCAAAAGACGATCAGGAACGCCTTGTTGTAGCGATGGTTGGAACAATGGATCGTTGTTGGTGCTGCCAAAGTCAAGCTTACGAATGTAAGCAAGTACCGCGTCATTCATCATAAACCCAACAGAACCGCCACCATTGCGGTAGGCAGGGTCTACACTGTGAACTAAGTCGATCA